GTTTTAATATATAAAATGATTACTTTCATAATTACTATTTAAGTTTAAATTCTAATGTAGATACAATAAAAGCATAGATAGTAAGATGGCCTGCTTAAAAATCAAAAACACATGTAGCAATAAAATATAATACAAGTAAGCATGTAATACATCAAGATAAACCTAATAAATTCAAGATAATACGAGGTATTGCATACATTGACGAGAAATTCACTTAGTTTTTAAGATTTATATTTAAATGTTAACTTTAATCACCAGATTATTAACAAAGAGCATATATACATTTACCATTAGCAGGTACAATGAAAACACCAACAGTGAATAATCCAGATGCTTTGATACATGATAATGTTGAATTTTCAGCTAGAAGTAAGAGAACTATGGTAGGATGTATTGATTCAAAAAGTATTTAAAAATTACGTTAATAACATGGATTATAACCTTGTTAAGAAATTAATGTGGGTTATGTAGATCCTGAAATTTTTAAATCATTATATCAAGCACATGGATCTTAACCTCATGAAGTACCTTATAATGAATTGCCTAAAACAACAAAACCTCGAGAAGTTAAGATTGATTTGAAACGTGTAAAATAATAAGATGATCAAACATGTTTTATTACAAAAGATTTTCCAGTATCGATTATTTTAGATAGTTAAAGTATCAATCCATTAATTAAAGTACCAGGATAAGATGCATAGTATGATTATAACTGTGAATAATGTATAATATAATACTACGATGCAGAATACATTAAACAAAAAGCTACAGTGATTGCAACAGGTATTAGACATTTACAGACGACACAAGATGATGACTTAGTTACTGTAGAGTTTGCTACAACATCTATACATAATTAGATTTTTGCTATGTATGGTAGGTGCTATAAAAGTTAACAAAGATTCTCAATTGAACACTTAGATGTTTTTAAATTATTAACTTAAGATTTCATTGGATGGTTCAAAGATTAATTATCTAGATAACAAGCTGAACATTTTGATCCTATATAATGGATTCATGAAAAAGATGATTTCTCTTTTTTGAGAAGAAATAAAAATACTAGAAAACTATACTCTAATAACTTAAAGGACATAAGTCTAGTTTTGCCTTTTCATATAGATCCATGCTTAAAAGTGGTGAAGAGTTTAAAATACCAGAAGAAGATCTTAATCTACCTAAAGTTCAAGTTGATAATAAACCTAGAGATATAAAAGTGCCAGCAGCATAAGGTTGTGGATTATTTACTGCAATGTAATCTTAATTTTGGGAACCAATTAAAAACATATACCCTGGTTTCATCTAAGGTTACTTACCACAAGAATTGAAACAACTTTTTAATGATAATATAGCAAAATATGATAGTGTGATAAGCGATGATGGTTCAGCATTTGAAGCAACTTAGTTCTTTGATTTGTAAGAGATAGTAGATATTCCAATTATGAAAGTATTATTAGAATGGTTTAAAGAATAAAACATTGACAATGGAAAATTCTATGATTTATGGAATAATATAACAATTGATTAGTTAGTCAATATTATATGTCCAAATAAGAATTTAGTTTTTGTTAAAATACCAAACGATGGTAAACCATGGGACGACATCACTAGACAATGGTGGGATAGAGATTGGAAATAATGTTCAGGACTTGCAGAAGAGAATTATGATAAATATTTGCCTTATTGGATTAGAGGAACAAAGTTTAGTGGAGTACCATAGACTACACTCACTAATACTTTTTGTAAATTGATGTATTCATTTTATGACATATTTGTAGCAACAGGTAAAAGAGCATGGTTAACAGACGATTTCTTTGTTGCAGCAGCAGGTGATGATGGTATAACTATGGGGAATAATGACACAGGTGAACTAACTAGAGTTCAAGCAGTAAAATTAAGATTATCAGATCCAAACGTGCTAGTCAGAGGATTAGGTTAATGCATTAAAGAAGCTCCATTAACAGAAAGTTGGAACTTTGATTTCTGCAGTAAATTAGTTTTAAAAGATCATGGTGTATTCATGGGTAGAGATTTGTGTAAAACACTCACTTAAAAACAATATTTTACCAAAAAGAATTTAGCATTTGCAATATATCCACATTTACATGTACAAGCTATACGTGATGGATTAATAGCTGAAAAATCTTCACGTTTGTTAGAAGATATTTTGTTAGTGAGATAAGAAAAAGTGAGAGTTGATATGCAAACTAATTTTATTATACCAGTTAAGAAAAATTATCATAGTTTAACTACTGATACAGGATATGAGTTTGAGGATATAATCAACCAACATTTAAACATAGATATTTCAGATCTTATTATGCATATCCAAAGTGGTTAAGCTATTGATCCTAGACCACTCAAAAGATTATGTGATGATAAACACAAGAATACGCAACTAGGATGCTTTAAATAGTATAAATAAACAAATAAATAAACAAAAATTAGTTAATAAAACTAAAATGCTTAAGTAAACTAATAAATAAATGAAGTCAAATAAGAGGTAGTAGTAGTAAAAAGCTAAAGAAAAGTAAGAAGTTAATAAAAGACCAAATACTGTAAGTTAAGTAAACATACATTAAAGCTAAAATAAGAAGAAATAACAAGAAACTATATTTAAGAGCAATAAGAATAGGAATCAATAAATGTCAGCTAGGTATAATAATAGCCCAGCGATGGATTATGTTAAGTCAATATTGAATCCATTTAATACAGATGCAGTTAGAGCACCATCAGATTTTCACTTACCAACAAGCATATTGAACCACCGTTACGAGGTAGATCATACTTTTGGTACTACACATGGTGTTGCTTGTTTATTGCCATAACATTTTAGTGGTTAGGGAGGGACTAACACACCAAGTTGGTTTAATGTGTAAGCAATCCATTCAACTTCAACCACAGCAGCGACTTTAGGAGGGGCAGGTATATTAACGGGAGAATGTCCTTTAGCAGGTTACCATACAGACGATCCAACATCTGGTGGTTAGACAGCGGAGAGTAAACGTTTTACATCAGCAAGATTATTGAGAGTAGGTATTAGGATATATCCAACAGCTAATTTAACAGTTAAAAGTGGAACTGTGGTCATAGCTTAAGTGCCAGGTAAAACATTTTACTCCAATACTGCTTCAATTAAAGTACCAACTGTTTAATAATTGAAGTAATATCCAACTTCTATCACGGTGTAATTATCTACAATAGAATCATCTGGTTAACCATATATTTGGTTACCCTTAGATGTAGACGACACTATATTTTAATCAACAAGCCTTGGTAGAGCAGGTTTAGATAATTAAGCAGCCATGTAGTTTTACAGGAATCCAATATGGGCATGCTTCGAGGGGATTAGTTCATAAGATAGTTATAGATTCGAGATTTATAGTTCTTACGAATATGTTCCTACCATGATTTTCGAGTCATGGGCCAATGTTTCTGTGACTAAGACACCGAATAGTGCTTACAATTCTTTGAAGAAAATATTAGATAACGATATCTTTAAAGCAGTAGCAGGGATAGTGGGAGAAGAGTTAACACATAGTAAGTACGCAACTGGAATGTTGAAGCCGGCGTTCGATACTTTTATGTCATTAGCATGATTTGATGATGATTGTTATCATTATTATTTTATCTTATATACATATATATATCGAGTTAACCACTCAGGTATTGATGAATACCCGTTTTATCGTTTACGTGAATTAACGATCTTGTTTTATAGATTATGCTTTTTCAGTGTGATCATTTAAATTTGTCTTAGAAGAAAAGGCAATTTTAGCTCTGGTGTTGAAATACATCCGTTTTATCATTTACGTGAATTAATGATCCTGCATAGCGGGGGTGAAAGTCCTTAGATCCAGAGAAGTTTCTAGACAAGTTCTTCTGTAAAATAAAAAACTTTCCGTAGTTAAGTCAGTTGACATTACTATGCGTGTAGATCAGGGGTGAAATTCCTTAGATCCACAACTACGTGATTATATACAAAAACAGCACCCATTAAATGCTGATATATATATCGCGTAAAACTGTTGCACCCATTGGTACATTTGTATCATAAATAGCAACATTGAATTGAAA